AGCAGTAGCAAGGGGTTTTTTCATACTAAAGAACGAATACATTCTTTTAACATTGAAATTGTTCTCGAAACTGACTTGATTTCATCCAAAGCGGCCCTCATATCCTGGTTAGTCAAAGAGTTCACCATCGCTACTCCCAGCTTGGATTTCAACCTTATCAATGACACCAAGCAACTCCTGAACCTCTCCAGTAGTTGCGCCTTCTCTTCTCCAGAAGGGATCTGTTTCACATCCAGATTTGTATCGTCTGATTTCATCTCTAGATTCCGCATCAACGGCAACAACAAGTCCACTTCTCCAAATTCTGAGTATCTTTCGTACTGACTTCTCTGGGTCATCTCCTCTACGGAAATTCTTAAGGCAGTAAGCTGGTTTCTCAGTGTTTCTGCAAAAGAGCACAATGATTTCTCCCATGTCGGTCACTAATAGTTCAGCAGTTTTTACAAAGCAATTGCAGTTCCGATATTTTACTCCAAAGACTTCTCCTTGTCTTATGAGCTTTGGCTCATACAGAGTGTCAATGGTACATGGGCTTAGATAGAAAGGGTTTCCTCCTAAGGGATAGATAATGTTCTTCCCCAATTCAACAGCATGAGTCTCCTCTGGTTTTCTTAAGGCAGCAATAGTAGTGAATCCTAGAATTTCTCTACCTTCAGCCACTGCATCTTCCCAAGTTCTCGGTTCATAAACCTGTTCGACTCTCAGTGAATTCTCAGCAGACTTTCTCATTTTCTCGAAAGTCATTAACCCAGAGGAATCCATCCAGCTGGCTGCGCCCAATGCCAATTCGGAGATTGCTGCTCTGATATTTGTTGTGTTCACTGACTTATTTTCAGACATATTGAAATTGTACACCCCTGCTTATGCT